GGTCGTGTCGTACCACGGGCGATGAACAATATGTCACCCGACTGTACATAGCGCACCTCGTCGAGCGTCTCCTCTGGTAGCAGTCCTGTGGTGATAGACATCACGCCAGCGCCCTCGATTGCGACGGAATCGACCAGGCAGTATACCGTCTTGCGATTGATCAGGTGCACGTAGGCCGAACCGCCGGTTGGGGTGAACGCTAAGGAATGCGTTCCCTGTCCTAATTCGGTTTCGGTAATATAATCGTCGAGGTCGGTAGTACTGCCGACACGGATCAGGCAAGATCCGGCTGACACAACTATTCGTATCGCGTGCTCTACATTCTGATCCGGGGCTCCGATAGTCAACGTCTGAGAACGTTTCGCACCGTTTGCACCCCCTCCCGTAAGCCGCATATACCCACCGGTATACCAGTCGGATATTGCGTCGACGCCCTCGTCGTTGTCGGTCCACCCGGTCAAATTGGTGTCGAAGTTACCGTTGGTAAACGCTGTAGCGACAGAAGTTCTAGTCACCAGTGCCTCGTCCACCCAGAAACGTAGTTTCTCATCCGTCACCTCGACCAGCGCGGTGTCGGTAACCGAGAAGATGAAAGGTATTAGTTTTACTGCGCCGGAGGTGGTGGCGAGAGCCCCGAGGTATTCCCACCCGGGTCGGAGCGTCATCGCTCCGAGGGCTTGGGGCACCCAGTTCATCTGCTGTTCCGCACTCATAGCGATGCGCTTAACATCGCCCCGAACGGTGGCTTTCTTATCTACGACGCCTCGATTAAAGGCGATTTGGTAGTCCCTAGCTGCCATACAGTGAGCTGTTTGAATGTCGTGGTTTTCTTACCCCGCTGCGTGCGTAAGACCACCGGCCTGGGGGCAGGAATTGCGTTGGCCCCAGGACGGCGTCTTTTGCCAAGGCGTTGAGTTTAGCCCTCGCGGCTTTGGCCTCCACATCGTCTTCCTTGTCGGGCTGCAGGCGGCGTGAAACTTTATGCGCTAAGTGTAGCGCCACATAATCTTCGAAGGTCGACGGCCAACCGGCGAGGTACAAACCTCTCTCGGTCTCCTCACTGGAAACATAGTCGACGTATAGGGTGTCTTCCTCCGCGTACCAGAACGCTCCTCTATCGTCGAATTGCGACAGAGGGGAGTTGAAATATTCGTCGGTGGCGATGCGGTTCAGGCGGACATAGTTCGCCGGTTTTGCGAATGCGTTTGTGTACCCGAAGGTCGGCACCTCTGTTAGAGATGCCGTGAGTTCCTCCGTAACAGATGCGAATTTCCAATGGCCTTGTTCTAGGCAGTATAGCACCGCTCGGTCGTAGTTTTCGTCGAGAACCCTGCTCGGTTCATCATTCGGCGTTGTCACCTGCGACGCGGTGACCATGCGCAGACCGAGTGCGCCTAGCGCTGCGTTCCATACCCCTAGTTTTGTGGCCATAAGTTTATTGCCCTGTCATTTGGCTAGTCTCGCGGTCAGCTATCCACACCAGCGCTTCTTTTTTGGTGGGTAGGTTTTCCGCGATTATAACATTATCCTTAACTCGGAGAACACACCATTTTCGCCCTTGACGCCAAACCGGTGTGTAGTCCGCTCCCTTTGCGAGTTCCCCGTCTTCCTCGGTGAGCTCTACGTAATTCAATAACTTGACGCGCAAATCAAAGTGGCCTACCCAGGTTACTATCAGCAATGCGTAAAAGCTGAGATCTTCAGGAGTTACCTCGATCAGGCTACCCGGTTGCACCTTTCGCGCTACGTGCGTCCAGTATTCATTGTTCAAAATGTCTTCTTTGGTGGTACCTACGGCGGGTGTTGCAGAGAATACAGTTCTTTGATACGCGGCTTCTTTAAGCTGGTTTGGCAATAATTTCATTTCCGGCATGTGAATCTCCTAAAATTTAAGGGGTTGCAGTGGATACCGCAACCCCTTAATTTTGTCACCAATTTAAGGTTGGGTCAACCTTAGTCAGCGTTAGCGGTTTCACAGATCGCCGTACCATCTGACAGATCGACTGCGCCTGGATAGGTCGAGCTCACTGTCACAACGTAGTGCATGCTGATGTCGCCGTTAGCCTGAGTGTCGCGGTGCCACACCAGATCGCCCACACGTAAGCCCTTGCTACCCCCGTCGGTAATAAAACCGGAGGTGTTAACAGCGGCCAATGCGTCAGCCGATTCGTGATACCACAAGCGGGGGCCAGAGCCTCCAATTGCGGCGTTTGTCATGCAGATCAAAGGATCAGTTGCTGCGTATGCCATTTTTAAATACTCCTATGTTCGTTGACCGGATTACTGAGCAGCGTAGCCAGAGCCGTCGTGATTGATGATCACGGCACCTTCAGCCTGCAACAGTTTCGCGCCCATGTACGCTGTACACAAAGCCCATGAATAGTCATGCTCTTCGTTGTACCCGACTTTCGACTGGATACCGCCCTTGTCGATAGCGTGGCCGATGGCGGATTTGTGGTACATAAAGCACTTCTCAGCGCTGGTACCTTTACCCGGTAGGTTTGGATGCACGATCCAGTTGACGTTCGCCCAACGGAACATGGTCAAGCTGTTGGTAAACGGCTTGTTGTTCACGTATTCCGCATTGGTGAACTCTTTGGTTTGCATCAGGTACGCCCAGAAGGCTGGGGTGATCAGCGCGCTGACGTTGCCGTCCAGCGGAACCGCGTTGTTGCCCAGGATCGTCAGTGCGTACATAGTCAAATCCAGAGAGGCTTGCGCAGCCGCGCCGGTATCTTGAGTAACGCTGCCACCGTTCAGCTCGTTGATGATGTCCGAATCTAATCTGCGGTTCATCACGGCCATAGAGGTGTACTGCATGATTTGGCGCTGATTGCCTTGCGATGCGAAGATGTTAAAGTTCGTCTTCGTTGGCTTGTCGTGCCATTCAACCAGAGTCGCGGTGTTTTGGTTCAGGTTGTCTGCACGGCCAGGAATCAGACCGTTAAGGCCACGAGTCACTGCGGTTGCGTCACCGGAATCTGCAACCAAGAAGGTCGCTTGATTGCCGCTAATGACGGCTTCGGTTGTTACGGTATCTCGAACTAGGGATTGTGTTTGTTCAAACCCGGCGATGAACTCTTGCCGGTATTGAATCTGAAATGCGGATTCAGCCATTATCAGGCACTCCTATAAAAAATTGATAAAGTAAAAGTACTACTCGATCAAGTTTCGGGGGTGCCTCTCGGCGCTTTCCGGGCTCCGGAAGGAGGGTGTCGGAAGCAGCCTACACAGGGCCTTCACTTAATATTACGGCGAATCTACCACAACTGTATTTTATTTGCAACAAAAAAAGCCCCTGAAAAACCAGGGGCGAAGACCAACTACTCAATCACAGGAAAAAAATGAAACATTGAACCGCCATGGTACCTTATCTGTTCGTGCCTTGCAAGGCGGTTACCAATTCGCGGTAGCGATTCTGATGTTTCTCTGCCAACGGGCCTTTCCAGTATTCGGAATTACTGTCGCCCATCATCTTCGTGAGTTGCGACATCTCGTTCTCGATCTGGTCTGTCGGCATCGATCTGTTGCCGTCTGTCAACGTGGCTGTTGGGTTAACCTTACGTGCAAGGCTGTTCAGCCATACCAACACCTCGGCGTTGTTGGCGAGTGCGCTACCGTCTGGTAGTCTCGCGCCCTGTATCAAATCCCCGACACCTGGCGGCGCTTCGTTCAGCAGGTTGATAACCATATTGCGGTTTTTTACGAATTCACTCCCCCACACATCGGGGCTGCGCAACGTCTCGAGCGTCTGCTCGTACATCTGCGCGTCGGCCTCCTGTTGTTGTGCGACGATTTCCTCCTGCACCCTAAGGTGCTCTGCGATGATATCGTTCACTACAGCATTTGGTAAATTATTTTTATGTGCCACACTCATGAACTTTTCGGCGATCGGCCTGTCGTTCTCGCCCAGTACCAGACCATCAGGAAGCGCTACGTCATAACCGGTAGCCTCCTCGGGGATACCGTTTGCCTTACGATATTCAGCGATCTCCTCTGGTGTTGCGTCCTTGCCCGGGGCTGAGTTTGCTTTTATCGAACTGAGCTTATTCTGGGCTTCGTATCCGGCACGTATATACTCGTCTAACGTCGAGTAACGAGACAACCGTTTGAGTAACTTATC